TTCTACAAGTTCTGTTGTTCCCCACACTTTACCAGCTATCATAATTACACCTTATTCTTTTTTCTAAGTTTATTAAGTTTTGCTCTTTGCTTCTTTGCTTGATCTAAGTGATACTTGTTTGCTTTTTGTGTAAACAAAATTCCATTGAAATGATCTACCGCTTGTTGAATGTATCTAGCAGTCATTCCGCTGAACTTTATTGTATCTGTATCACCTCTAAAATTTGAGTATCTTACTCTAATCCAATCATGTCGTTTCACTTTAACATAAAGACCCGGAAATGTCAAGGACGATTCTTCAGAAAATGACATTTCATCTGATTGACTGACAATGCGGGGATTGAAAATACCCATGACACTATCTGGATCAGCATAATTACCAAGCACGAAACATTGAACAGGCCCACCACATTGAATTGCTGTTAGAGAGATACCCTTGTGTTCGATCAGGGTTTGCTTCAAGTTCTCTTGTAATTCCCAAGGATCATTATATCCTTCTTCCCACTTGAAGGGAACACTCTCAGTTGCCAGTTCCTTTCTAGTAGATTCATAGATATCTAAAATCATTCTGTCGCTCCACACCAATTACATTCTTCACCTTTACCCACACTCATGACTGTACGTTCACGTTGACAGTAGTGTGACCACATAGCAACGTCTAGTGCATTTTTTGTTTCATCATAATTCACAAAGTCATTTTCATACATGATCTCCCATTCTTTAGGGGGCATCAGATAATGGAGAACTTCTTTGACCGCATCTCTGAATTGACTTTCTCGTTCACATGGTACATCGTTTCCATCTACCATTTGGATCAGAATATCCTTTACTATTCCTGTCGCTTCTGTGTCATCTACACTCATAATATATCTCATTATGTTCTCCCATAAAATAATGTCTTGTTTAGGTGAGGCTTGATATGCGAAAAGTAATACCAGCAACAATTGTCTTTACCTGATGATTTACTATCAGGTATCCACTTAACTCTACCGATACTGACTATCTTATGTACATACGGTAAATACTCCATCGCTTGTTTAGTGTGCATCCAGTCAGCATCAAAGAGAAACCAAAACCCCAACTTCTGTTCCAAGAAATGCTCTATCATTGGATGAAGAATTTTTCGATTCCAAGGTGGGTTAGTGATAACCTTGTATGCATATACACCCATCTTATCACGAGTTACATCTGCAAAGTCAGATTGAATTATACCTTCCCTTTGTGGTTCTATATCACTAGCATATACACACTCATGGCCATACTTTTCTAAGATGTCTACCAACTGTCCATCACCAGCACAAGGTTCCACAAATGTTGTGTGTGTCGGTAAATATGATAGCAGAGGAAGAACCGCCGCTTCTGGTGTTGGATAGAAATCTCTTTCTACTCTTTCAAAATCACTACGCTTTCCCATTACTTAAATCTAGGGCCCTGACACCACCCAACCATGCTATATCTTACTCCCTTTGTTACAGGAGTTACTGTATGAGGAAGAAATGATGGAAATGTTATCAAAGTTCCTTTGTCACGATGTCTTATATCTATATCACTTGCATATAGTTTCTTACCAGTACCATCTAAGAATCCAATATCTCCACCTTCATATTCTGACGGATCAGAAAGTTGAATTATCCAACTCAACTTTCTAGTCATTTTTTCCACAAGTGCGGGACAGTCAGCATGCCAGTCATAGTGACCAAGTTCAGAACTTTCATATCTTGTCATTTGAGGAGGCTCAAATACCATCAAATCAAAACCAAAAGCCCTTTGATTTTCTACGTCAATTGCTGATGCAAGTTTGAGAAGCAATTCTTCACATTTATATTTTTCTACTGTTTGCGAATTCAACCAAAATATACTTGATCTTCTGACTCTATGATTAGTTCCACCCTTTGAAGTAAAATCTCCCTCTAAATTTCCTCTTTCGTACTCTTCGTGATCGAACATGCTACGCAATAAATCTAATTCAGAAGCATCAAGAGGACCTGGGCCTGCTTGATGTGCAAATATCAACTTTTTACTTAGTATACCATCATCATATGTAAACATAAGTTATTTCCTTATTTCTGTTGGTCTTATATAGGTAAATTCTAAATCACTTCTGTTACCAGTCTTTTCGATCATACTAATCATAGCTTCATTTCCAGTATTACCAGCAGACCATACTGTATATCCACTATCCATAAAATCAAACTCTAATTGATCTGGTGGATTGATTTTTATTTCTATAAGATGCCAGTTCATTCTGCTACTCTACTAAAGTTCTTTACCTTTTCAAACTTGATCTGACTACGAAACTTCTCAGATAGGATATCACCCTTGTGGGAGATGACAAACACATTTGTCTCACCACCCAACTGATGAATCAGTTTAAGGAACTCATCACAACCAGCAGTATCAAGTGAAGCATCAAAGACTTCATCCAAGATGAGTAGGTTAGTGTTAGTAGAGTTTTTGAGTTTAGCAATTGCACGCCATGTGAATAGTAGTGCAAGATCGATTCGCATCTTTTCCCCTTCAGAGAATGAAGCATACGAAAACTCATCACGATGGCGACTCTTAATAATCTCATTGAATTCCTCATCTAATTCAAACGCTACGAAAAAGTCCAGTGCAGCAAGATACTTGTTGATCAGTTTGTTCATGATAGGTACATACTGACGAATGATCTTTGTCTTAATACCACCGTCTTTCAGCATGTCTGCTGCAACACCAAACAGTTCTCTATCGTTTATTAGTTCTTCTTTCCTCTTTGTAAAGGTACGATTGTCTTCCTGTAGTGCTGCAAGAGTATCCTTTGCTTCAGTGTCGTCCTTACCCGATTCCTGTATTCGTTTAATTTCAGTTTCATTCTTGGAGATTGACTTCTCCAAGGATTTAATTGAAGACTGGTTTGATGATACATTAGATTGTAATATGCTGACTTTGCTTTGAGTAGTCTTAACCTCATCAAGTCTCTGGTGTAATGCTTCGTACTCTTTTTCCAGTTCTTGTATTCCACCACTAACCTTTTTGATGATGCCGTTGGTATCATCGATAACCTTATTCTTAATAGCGGCTTCAATCTCTTGGGAACAAGTGGGACATTCATCATGGCTCTCAAAGAAACCAATTCGCTTGTGTGCTTTGTCATGCTTACTCCTTAGTTTATTGATCAGATCAAAAACCTTGGTGCTTTTAAGTGTTATAGAATCAGAATCCTTGATCTTATCAAGCAGAGAGTCTGTTTCTGCAATCATGGATGCATTATTAGATGATATTGATGAAACCTCTAGTCTTGCTTCATCTACCATCTTCTGGAAGGTAGCGATAGTATCATCGCTCTGCTCTTTTAGTTTACGAATATAATCTTGTTGTGTGTTAATTTTACTCTCAACCAATTGCATCTGATATTCAGTTTCCCGAACATCTTCTCTATTTTCTGCAACACGATCCTTGAGCAACTTACCCATAGAAGAGAAGATACTGATGTCGAGCAAGTCTTCAATAACTTCCCTTCTATTGGCCGCGGTAAGTTGCATAAACGGTACGAAAGTAGACGCACCCAGCACGACAATTTGTGTAAAGGATTTGTAATTGAGTTTTAGAATAGTCTCTTCAAGTTGCTTCTGATAATCTCTAGCAGAACCTGGCTGGTTCAGAAGATTACCATTCTGATAGATTTCAAACTTAGCAGGCTTCATACCACGAATGATACGATAGTCTTGCTTACCAATACTGAAGTCTATCTCAACCATCAGATCACGTTGATTGATAGTGTTAAGAAGTTGTGGTTTGGAGATTTTACGGAATGGTTTGTTGAATAAAACAAAACACAATGCATCAAGAATGGTGGACTTACCAGCACCATTCTCGCCTACAATAATTGTGTTTGGTGAACGATTGAGTTGTATTTCAGTGTTCACGTTTCCCGTGGATAGAAAGTTCTTCCACTTAATCGTCTTGAAATAAATCATACTGTGGTTCGCCGGTCCTTACATCATGTCTTTCAATTGTCTCATGGTAGTGGCCACAATGTGGACAGTACATTGCTTTAGGCATATAGTTCTCATGACTTGCGATACTCCACCATCCTATACATTTGCTACAGGAAAAGTGGTGTAAATATTCAATTGTTGACTTTATCATACTTCCATATACAATGCTTCATTATATAGAGTCCGCATCAGATTGTCAAGTCTTTTCTTAGGTACATTTGTTTCCATATTGTCAATGTATTTAGAAAGTATCGTGACAGTATCTTCTGCTTCATTCACTATGTCTTCATCATCCTCTAGATTCAGATTTAAATGATCATCAACGATTTGGATATTAACAGGATTAGCTTGGTAGAGTTTGTCCATGAACTGATCAAACCAGTATGGATTCTCTTTAGTCTGTGTGACAACCTTAACATATGATCCTTCAAAACCAGAGAAGTCTTTTTCAAGAATCTCTGATGCTTCCTTACCAGCATCATCATAGAAGACTTTGTTGAACATACGGTACGGATTGCGAACAAACTCAAGTTCCCTCGTATCAGTATCAAAGATGTGGAACCCTTTAGGGTCTTGATAGTCACTCCAAGTCAGTTCGTATGGACAGCCAAGATAATGAATGTTGTCTGTTACAGACTTTGTGTGGAAGTGACCAGATGCTACAAGATCAAACTTACTGAAGTCAGATATTTCCATACCGTGTTCATTAGTCATACCGCGCATCATCAGACAACCAGCAATCTCTAGATGGCCAAAGAGAACCTGTGCTGGTGTATCCTTCATATGCTGAATCGATTGTGCATAGTTAGCATTATTGATCCAAGGCATGAATGCAATATCACACCCATCAAAGTTTACTGTAGTTGGTTCCCAATAGGAGTTGACTTCATGCTTATCGAACAGTTCACGCATTGAGTTGATGTCATTAGTGTTCTTGTAGGGAACATCATGATTACCAATGATAACATGCAGATTGATATTGTTATCTACGATACGATTTAGGAAAGTATCTTTGAGATGGCGGAGAGTAACAAAGTTGATATACTTGCGCCTATCCACGATATCTCCCAAATGGATGATTGTTTCAATCCCGTTTTCTTCCAGATAGGGAAAGAAAACACGATCATAAAACTTAGCCATGTAGTCAAGAAAATGATGAGCATCGTTTCTTACTCCCCAATGCGTATCAGTTACCAGTGCAATTTTCATAGTTTATGGACCCACAATAATATTTACGGAAATTCTCCAATAAGGAGTTGCTTCAAGTGGACATTTACCATCATGATACTTATTAGAAGGGAATACAACAAACTTTCCAGGCTCTATTGGATATTCCTCATCTTCAATTTGTATACTACCGCCCCACTCAGGAGACCATGATGGCATGATATGACCAAGCAAAGTAAAGTAATCAGCTTCTCTTCTATCAAAATGAAAGTCTGTTAAAGACTCAGTATTCTTTGCTCCCAGATGAACTCTTCTGATTCTATGAGGAAGTATAAAGTTTGTTTGATCTTGTACATTTTTACGAATGCAATGAGTGATACCAGAAAAGTATCCAAACAAGAAATTATCGCCTACATGTGGTACTTCTCCAAAGTCATCGAATATAATCTGGCCAGGAAATAATCCAATGCTATCTAGAGTTGATGCTCTATTTAATGACCAATTCGGATTACCAATCATATAGTTATACAAATCAGAAATAACATTTTTATCCAAAAAATTTTCAACTATTAAAGTTTTCACTCTGTATCCTCTGCAATAAACTTATCAAGACTTGTAATACTCTTCTTACGCTTACGTCTCTTGTTCTCTTCAAAGTCAGTGATAAAGTTACTCATGTATTCTTGCGACCACTCACTGTGTTTGACACCATCGTCATAATGATTCATAATGTCATTCTCTTGGACATCAGAGGTTTCACCAAAGATGTTTGCATTCTCTGTCGCTTTGTACTTGGTATAAAGATATCTCTTTTCCTTTTGAATACGACGGAGAAAAGCATAATAGATGATCTGTGTAAAGTATGCGAATGGATTTTTAGATTTTTCTGGATTGAAGTTATCAATGTATTGCAGACAGTTTTCAATACCATCTGAAATCATTTCTTCTCTAAATGTGTAGTTAACAAAGTTTGGTTTGTATGAGAGGTGTGTAGCGATCTTCATGATACAGTCACCAATATAGAACGGAACTCTAGGCCGTGGCTTTCCATTTTCTGCTGCATCGATTACAGATTCTCTAAACTTCACCATCTCTACTAGAAACTTTTTGTTATCCACATAGTTGTGCTTTTGTCTCTTTTTTGTCATAATATACCTTTAATGAAATACTGTATTACCTGTGAGTCCTGATAATAGCGTTGAACGGTTTTTCTTAATCTGTCTATTCACAATGTCTTCTTTTGGTTCTGCAAGGCCCTTTGCATTTCTCAAAGCCTTCTCATAAAATGTACTCATGTCATCAGTTATATCACTTAACATTATAACATGATTTTGCTTAATGTCAACTACTATTTCTTCATCACTTAGAGGTATCCAGTATGTGGTCATCATTGTAGGAACCCCACCATGACTTACCATTTCCATCTTGAGTGGATCAGAGATAGTTAGATGATTATCAGTTTCACTTACGAGTGAACAGATTATCGTCTCGCCGTTCAGAAGTTTGATTAGACATTGATTCATCGTTGATCCTTATGTTGTAAATCTTGTATTCAAATTCTTCTTCGTTGTACATTTTTATGCGAACAGCGAAATGTTTCAGTGTATAATTGTTCCACGATTTATATGATAGATCATCTGCTATATCATAGAGAGTAGCAGTTTCTTTGCTATCCCCTTTTCGCAATCCTCTACCTATTGACTGTAGGTTCCTGATGCGAGATTTAGAAGGAGAAGCAAAAATAATATTGTGCAAGTTCCTAATATTGATTCCCGTAGAGAAAGTTCCATAAGAAGCGACAATAATCGCATCCGACTCCTTCTCAGTAATTTGCCGTACGATTTCTCTTTCATCTGCACTTACCTTTCCATGAACAAAGAAAACTTTTCTATCTTCTACACTACTATTTATGATGTCGTAAAGAACTTGTCCATGCTTTTCTACCATTTGATAAAGTAACAGTGTATTACCTTTTCGGCTCAATGTCAAGTTTTTTATGAATTCATTTCTAACTTTATTGGATATGAGAAAGTCAATTTCAGATCGATATTCTGCTTTGGCCATAGCTTTGCGTGTAGATTCGGGATACTTTAGAACCAGTCCCTTGATCCTCAGTTCAGCCACAGTCTTGCTGTCCATCAACTGCTTTGTCGTTACCACTTGCATCACAGGACCAAACAATCCCTCTAGGACTAGTCTGTGTGTCTGCGTACCATCTAGTGTACCAGTGAAACCGAATCTGTACTTACAGTCCTCTAGCTTTGTCATAATGCTAGTAAGAGACTGTGCTTTGAATAGGTGTGCTTCGTCACCGATTACCACATCAAATTGTGAGAACCACTTCTTCGGTTGCTTGTATATAGACTGCCATGTGGAAATAAAAATGTCTGCGTCTGCATTTTTGTCTTGACCTGCGGTGATCAAGTGTGTAGAATAACTATGTTGATTAACAGAATAATCTTTGAAATCACCATCCATTTGTGTTACCAATGATGTGGTAGGTACAATGATTAGTTTCCTACCCTTAAGATAATCACAAAGCATGTAGATGATTAAGGATTTACCACTCGCCGTAGGCGAGAGTATCATCGCACGATTGGTGCGTATTGCGTGTGCAAAGGCGCCTACCTGATAGTCTCTAGGTTTAATCGTGTAAGAGGAGAACCTCTTCTCTGCTTCTGTGATAGAGAGATCATTCAAAGCATAGCTATCATTTACATCTTCTAATATATAGTCACGCTCTTCACAGAACCTTTGAAGATGTTGGTGCAGGCCTGCATAGATTTGTCTGGTGTTCACATTGAACAAACGAATCTTACCGTCCCAATACTTGTTACGATAAGAGGGCATGAACTTTGCGCCCGGTACTTCAAAAGTGAAGTAGTCGCTTATTTCTTGTGCCGTGCCATTATCGCATCCCAATTTAACGTAGACTTCGTTGACTTTGGTGATGGTGATGGTTTCTCTGTGGTTTTCTCTTCCGTCCATAAATAACTATACTCTACTTTAAACTTTGCTATTCTGAATTTTAGCAAGCTACACCTATCTTCAAGTGAAAGAGTTCTATCATCCAGTGATAAATCTGTTCCATTCCAGTGCATTTTTAATCTGATATCCTCTATTGTTTATCTGTCTAATGACAGAATCAAGATAATCAACCTTTTCTTGCTGCAATGCTACTTTTAGACTTACCTCTGTAAGTAGATCATCACTATCAATGTAAAGATCGACTTCGTTCTTTAGAAGTTTCTTATAGAATTGATCTCGGCCAAGTTCATCTAATTCATCTCTGTCTAGTTCGCCGAGGTAATACTCCATCAACACCCTACGCTTCTTCTTCAATTCCGCTTTCATTTGGAAAAGACGAATGCGTTCAGCTAGAAATATCTTTAAGTATTTATTATGTAGTACAGGTATTTTTACAGCTTCTGCACCAAGTTCTGTTTCGTCTACTTTATGATCTTTATCCCATGACGACATAATATCTTCAATTTTCATTAAACGACTTCCATATCTTGTGTAGCACATAAAACCATACAGAGTTGATGGCCGGTTCAACAACTGCAACCGCACCAGCTTCCCATATACTTGCTCCTGTCATTACGCTTACGACAGTCATAGCAATAATGATATGTCCCATAAAAAAGACGACAGCAAGTCCAAGACTGCTTGAGCCTACAAGGTTCCTAAACGCATTTAGGATTCCTACATTGAATTCATTTTTTAGCATTTTTCTTTTGCTCCATCATAATACTCCACACCTTAAATAAGTACTCGCAGTACTTCGGGTAGTTTGAATGCTTCTGCATTTGTTCTTTCATATACTCATAGTTCATTGTATAATTATATCACATCAAGCTATTGTTGTCAACTCATATTTTCTATACGCAAAAGATACTTGGCCCTGTAGATATTCTATATCAGATGATGTTGTATTGAATTCTAATGCACCAAGATTAATTGGATATGCATCAATGAATTTGATATCTATATTGGGCTTGTATTGTGCTGTGGTGATGATCAAACTAGCATCAGAGTATTGTCTATCTGTACTATTCTGATTTGCTTGGAGTGTTCTTTGGATATTCGCTCTCTGTTGAAAGTTATCTGGATAACCTAGTGCAGTCAACCAATCGTAAATTTCACGAAAGTTCTTCATATCCTCGTCTACTTGAAATGTCAAATCTAATTGACCAAATGTCAACTTATCGCCGGGGATGGGTAGACGAATAAATGTATTATCTGATTCCAACTGTCCCATAGAAAGATCAGGAATATTGGCCGCAGTGCAAAAGTAATTTACATGCGGTATCTTCTGAATCTGAAATCTAAAACCTGTTGGTGATAGATAACTCATATTGTCTGGTTGCGTTGGTTGTAGAGCCATTCCATTATCTCCTTGCTCATATATTTATAAGCAAAAAAAAGAGGGGGTAAAAACCCCCTCTAGATTTTGGTTGGTTGACCCAACTCTTTTTACATAAGGTTAGTAACCTTAACAAGACGGTAGTACTTGTTACCATCACCCGAACCGAGGCGGGCAGCAATGCCGTTACCGTCGTTGGTTGCGAATGGGTTAGCAACGATACCGTAGCGAGTCTTGAACCCGATTTTCGGCTGGAAGGTGTTCTCACCAACTGCACGAACCATCTGAAGTGGAACGTATGGGCAGTAGAAGAGACCGGCGTCAAATGCGCTGGAGCCTTTGTAGCCAAGTGTGTAGTAGTTGTTCGATGCATCTGAGAAGTATGGATCGATGTATACACGGATACGTCCGTTAAGCACACCAGCGAATGTGTTACCGCTGTCGTCAACCTGTAGGTTGTTGCTAAGTGCAGGAGCGTAATCTAGTACACCGGCCATCTGCATTGCGGAAGCAACGTCAGAAGAACAGATCATCACGTTACCCTTACCACGACGTGTAGCTTTAGCTAGTTCGTTAGCGTCACGCTCGATTTGGAACATTAGACCCTTGAACTTCTCAACTGACCAACGGCCGTTTGAGTCTGTGTCAAGATCGAAAGTACCAGAAGTTGTGGTATTTACTGTTGCGCCAGGCACAGCAGAGTAGTTGATGGTACGAACAACTTCGCGGTTGATCTCAGCAAGGATTTCAGCCGAAAGGATGTTCGATAGTTCTGTCTCAGCATCGAGGCCATGGATTGCTTTAAGGTCTTGAGCAAGTTCCATTGTGTACTCAGCTTTTAGCGCACGGCTAACAGCAGTAACGGCAACCTTCTCAATTGAGAAAGCCATTTCGTTAAACTTGTTAGTCGCTGAATCGCCAAGTGCTTCAGACAACGATGTTGACATACCAGTATGTACTGTGTAGCCAGAACCAGATGCACGGTCAGCCGGATCAGTACCAGCTTGTGTTGTGCCTAGTGCGCCGTTAGCAACACCGAACTGGTGTGCTGTGTTACCAGAAGCAAGCGACGAGAACGACGTATTAGCTTCATCGAACATTGCTTCTGCGCCAGTCTGGCTTGTGAAGCGTGAACGCATTGCAAAGATAAGACCAGTTGGGCCAGTCATTGGCTGGACGCCAGCAATATCATATGCAATTAGGTTAGGCATGGAACGACGTACTAGTGAGATAAGTACAGGATCGTAGATATCGACACTACCGGCGCTTGCTGTGGAAGAAGACGCGCCCATTGCGTTAGCAGGAGCAGCTTCCCCAAGAAGTGACGGAGCCTGATAACCACCAGTTCCCTGTGCCTGCTCACGAGCAGACTTTTCTTGGTTTTCTAGAAGTGTTGCAGTAACGGCTCTCTTGTGTGCGTCCTTGATTGGCTCAAGGTCGGTATGCTCAAGAACTGGCTGCCACTTCTTTTGAAGTTCATCAGATTGATACATTTTAGTTTCTCCTTTAGTAAACTATCAGCCTTATTACAATATTTATAAATTATTACTTTTTGATGCTTCTTGAAATGGCTTGTGTGTAAGCAGCCATTGAGCCTGTCACTTGTGTACCCTCTTCTTCAATTTCAAGAGGTTCTTCATCAGTTGCATCACTCTCAATAACTTCTTCCTTGGGGAAGTAGTTTTCTTTGATTGTCTCTAGCTTTTCAGCATAAGTGTCTTCGTCAAAGTCAACACCTTCTGCTAGGGACTTCATCTTCTCAACTTGTGAATCAGTTAGACCTTCACATACGTCTGTAAGTGCTTTGTCCTTCTTCATTTCAACAAGTTCTTTTTTGACCTCGATGTTACGCTCAACTTCTTCGTTGACAGATGCTTCAAGTTCTTCAACTTTACCAGCAAGTTCGTCTACGAGATCGACTTTCTCTTCTGGAATGTCGATGTAGTTTTCAGCGAATAGGTTGCGTAGACCA